TCAAAGTTATGAAACAGTTAGTCATGGATATGAGTCAAGATGAGGAATTAGTATCTAAATATCCGTATATACGTGATGTGGCACATTCCTGGATGATGGAAAAACTTAAAGGAGAATGATATGGCAAAAGTAAAAACAAATAAAATCAGCGATAAATTAGCCAAGGTAAACGATAGCTTTACTATTAATATGTATGACAATGGCTTTATGTTAGAAATTGCAGGCAATGATCATAAAGAAGATTGGGCTAGTGCTAAAATTGTATGTACAAGTATGGCAGATCTTGTTGAGCTTATTCAAGAAGCAACAGAACTAGAAAGAAGTTAATCATGGCATTTTGGACTATTAGGACTCATTATAAAAAATCTTGCGAACAGCACGAACATTTTTACAATCGTAAAATTGATGGTGCAAAAATTATTGTCAAAGACGGTTACCGTAGTGCAGAATTTACCATCGAAACTACAGACGATAAATTTCCTGCTATTGAGTTTTCAGAAGTGCCAGGTGGCGACGGCAAGAAAGACAGCGTAGACTTATTCAGTCTTGTGGGAGAAAACATTGACTCAACTGACCTTATTGAAATGTACGACGGCGGCTGCTGGGGCGATATTGAAATTGAAGGTATCGACGACGAAGATGAAATAGAACGTCTAACAGATCTTATCAACGAAGATGGTTCATATGCTTTAGAAGATGATGAAGATGGTGACTGGTATCTTAGCGACACTGAATGTTGGGTATGGGGTCCAATAAAAATTGAAGATGAGGCGGGCAATGTACGTATTATCATTGCAGATGAAGATGGCAATGTCATTGACTTTGAAGGAGACGAATAATGGCAACAAAAAAGAAAACTAAAGTAGAAGAAGTCAAAGTAAAAAAACCTTCTAAGAAAAAAACAAAGGACAGTATCACTCTAGATATGCCTGGAACTATTGGTGGTGCTAAACTAGTATTTCCGGAAACTAAAGTTGTAAAAGGTAGTCACTTAACTATCACATACACTAACGGTTATCCTGAGAAATTAGAATGGGATGATGAAGCATTGATACGTGATGTTCGTCAGGCATTACTAAAAGCAGAAAGTAACGTTCCTGCTACAGCAGAAACTAAACCAAAGAAGAGCAAAGCAAAATGAAAACAACAGTAACTATATCAGACAATGAAGAATATGTAATGGAAGATTTTCCGTGGCGTGACCCAATTAAAGAAAATGAACAAATGGTAGTGTTTATAGACAACTATCCTGTCAGTGAAGCTGGACATTTTCTTTTTGTACCTAAGACGAATGATATTAAAGACATTGCAGATTGCTTAACTGCCGCTACCAAACAAGGTGCTGCCTTTATGGAAGAGGGCAGATGTGATGGCTTTAATGTAGGATTGAACTACGGAGAAAGTGCAGGCCAAACTGTTGATTGGCCGCATGTTCATTTAATTCTTCGAGTACTAGGAGACTGTGCCAATCCAAAAGGCGGGGTAAGAAACGTAATTCCAGGTAAAGGCGATTACACAGCAGATGAAGAACCAACAACTGATTTCTCTTAATTTTTGGGAATCTAAACAATTAGAATATTGGCTAGAAGACAATTTTCCAGATTGTCGAATTCGTAGCCTTTATGATACCTGGACGGCTCCAGAAGACTCAGAATTGTATGCCATAGAAGGTAACATTACACTTGACTTAGAGTGCCTTCTGAAGTTAAAATACAGTGACAGATTAAAAAATTCTAACGCAGGGATAAGACATGGACAAAATTAAAGTAAGTGAAATCTTTTATAGCGCACAAGGTGAAGGTCGATTTATCGGCGTACCTAGTGTATTCTTCCGTACATTCGGTTGTAACTTTAAATGTGGCGGCTTTGGCTTGCCAGCAGGTGAAAAGACCTCAGAGCCAGATGACATTGGTGCTAAGGTACATCTATATAAAACGTTTATGGACTTACCCTTAGCACAAACAGGTTGTGACAGTTATGCTAGTTGGCATCCTGCATTTAAACATCTAAGTCCTTACTATAGTATCGATGAAGCTATTGCAGAAATGTTAAAGCTAACTCCTAATCATGCTTGGAAACAAGACAACGGCAATGATGTACATCTTGTTATTACAGGTGGCGAGCCATTGCTGGGCTGGCAACAACTATATCCTGACTTGCTCAGTGAAAACAAAATGCGTGATCTCGAAAACTTAACCTTCGAGACAAACGGCACTCAGCACTTGCATGAAGACTTTAAACGTTTCTTAACCAATGATTATCATTTGCGTAAAGATCAAATTACATTTAGTGTTAGTCCTAAACTAAGTGCCAGTGGTGAATCTTGGAAGGATGCTGTCTGTCCCGAAGTGGTTGCAGAGTATCAAACTCGTGGTTTTACATATTTAAAGTTTGTTGTTGATAAACTAGAAGACTTTAAAGAAGTAGATGCCGCCACAGCAGAATATAGGGAAGCCGGCTTTAAAGGTCCTGCGTTTGTTATGCCGGTAGGTGGTACTGATGCGGCCTACTTTGCCAACAGTAAACACATTGCAGACATTGCATTAGAACGAGGTTATCGTTATAGTCCTAGACTACACGTAGACATTTGGAGTAATGGGTGGGGAAAATGACAGAAACTAAAAAAAGAACAGTAGTCAGAATGATTACATATCGCTTAACAGCATGGCTATTCACTATATTCTGGACCTATTTGTTTACTGGCGATATCGGAAGCGCCACGGGTTTTGCTACAGTTTTACATCTACTATTAAGCGTAGATTATTATATTCATGAACGCATTTGGTTAACAATCAAATGGGGTAAAGAATGAAAGCACAACCGCCTGCACAAGGCATAATGTTCGATGGTGACTATGGAAACTGTCAAGCATACACCATTGCCTGCGACTGTCACAGTGGAGATCATCAAGTTCATATGTGGATTGAACTTACAGGGGACGATGACCTCAAAGATATAGAAATGACATTCTATGTAAATACCACTACACCATTCTGGAGAGAAGGATTTAGCCGTATTAAAAGTGCATGGGATATTTTAATTAACGGGTATAGAGAAGATCAACATACATTGATTTTAAACAAACAGGCAGCATTGAATGTTGCTAGTACTATTAATCGAGTGGTAAAAGAATTAGAGGAAAAGAAAAATGGAAGTTCAACCTAAAGATACAAGTAAGGGACATTTCTATGTTAGCCTTGTTAAAAGTGCATTACGTATCATTGCAGGTCTAGCATTAATTCAAGGTATGATATGTGAGGCGGGTGCATTTCTTGTTGCCGCAGAAATATTAGGCGTTGTTGAGGAATTAGTATGAAAGAGTTTCTAAAAGGCTTATTTAATAAAAAAGAAGAACCTACAGGCAAAGAAGGTAAAGAACCTTGGGTCAATGTTGTTAATACAAACTTTGATGGAGAAAATCCTAACCAAGGCTTTATGGAATTGGAATGGAATAAAGCCTTTATCGAGTTTCTACGTAAGCATGGTTATGAAGGTGCCACAGATGAGGAAGTAGTCGACAAGTGGTTTACTGACCTCTGTAAGAATATTGGTGGCCAAATGGATGAAGAATCCAAATTTGTTGCTGACGCTGACAAGTTACCAAAAAAGCGTAAGAAGACTTGACTTTAATTGATAATCGTGTATAATAGCGTATGTCAACAAAATTAAATTGGAACTTTGAAGTTAAATGGGTAGGTGATACTCATATATTATTAATCCTAACAAGGACCGATGATGACAACATTAAAAATGAAATGCTAATGACAGTTAAAGAGTATGCCGAATTTATGAGCTTGCTACAAGAGTTCAACATGCACTTTAAAGATAAAATTGATCAACAACTTATACAAGATTATTTAAATGGGTAAACAATACATCCTAGTAGATGCCGCTAACATGTTCTTCCGTGCTAGACACGTTGTTCGCGGAGAAGATGCAGAAACTAAGGTAGGTATGGCTTACCACATTATGTTTAACAGCATTAATAAGGTATGGCGCGACTTTAAAGGTAGTCACGTTGTAGTCTGCCTTGAAGGTCGAAGCTGGCGTAAAGATGTTGATACAAAATACAAGGCCAATCGTACTGCAGCACGTATGGCATTAAGTCCTAAAGAAGCAGAAGAAGATCGAATCTTTTGGCAGGCCTTTGACGAATTCAAAGACTATCTTACATCCAAATCCAACTGCACCGTTCTACAACATGAACGCTGTGAAGCAGATGATTTCATTGCTCGCTGGATTCAAAATCATCCAGAAGATGAACACGTTATTGTCAGCAGTGACAGCGATTTTTATCAACTACTCAAACCAAATGTTCGTCAGTTTAATGGCATCAGTAAACAACTAATTACAGTTGATGGTATCTTTGACGAAAAAGGTAAGCGCATTAAAGATAAGAAAACTAAAGAAGAACTTGCACCACCAGATCCAGAATGGTTGCTGTTTGAGAAATGTATACGTGGCGATAGCTCAGACAATGTCTTTAGTGCTTTCCCCGGTGTACGTGAAAAAGGTACTAAGAATAAAGTTGGTTTGAGAGAAGCATTTGCTGACCGAAAAGACAAGGGCCTCAATTGGAATATGATGATGCTTCAGCGTTGGGTTGACCACGAAGGAAATGAACATAGAGTTCGTGATAGATATTTGCACAATAAGATGCTGATTGACTTGACAGAACAGCCAGAAGATATTAAAATAGCATTAGATACAACTATTAGCGATTCCGTTAATAAACAAAGAGTACAGTCAGTGGGCTTACACTTTGTCAAGTTTTGTAGTAAATGGAACCTTGTCACTATCGCAGATAAGATGACTGACCATGGAGAGTACCTCGGAGCAACATATAAATGATTTTAGCAAAAAGTGTAATTAAAGATAAGTTTTGGATCTTAGAAGAAAATGCCAAACGTGTTGGTATGATGAACTTCAAAGACAACAATTATACTATTAATCTTAAACGTAAAGATTTAATAGCGCAAAACGAAAACGAACTTAAAAATATGGGTATCGAGTTTGTTATTCGTGATTTAACACATGGCGGACATCTTGAGGTTATGGGATATCCTACAGACCAAGAAGAAGTGTTTAATGTAAAAGAGATTGATGGATTTCCTACATTTACTAAAAAAGCCCTAAGTAAAAGCACTCACGTAGCAGGTTGGTATGGTTTAAGATTTAAGAATGGATGGAGTATTAGTCTTTGCCCTAGACTTACCACTGTTAAAACTAATCAATATGTAGGACCATTTAAAACTAAAATGGATCTTAAAGTTGTCCTAGGACAGAAAAAAGATGCTATTTTAGACGATGATCTTTAATTAAATAAGTATATAATGCTGTTTTTGATAAATAATAGTAGGAGAACAGCAAATGGCAAGACCAAAACCTACTATATTATTAACGCACGTTGACCCCAGTACTTATAAAAGTGAAGAAGTATTAGAAGCCGATGCCATCTATGCAGTATTCTTTCAAGGTAAACCTTTTAATCTCCGAACGTTTTTAAATAGCTTACAAGATTATCCAGGTCCTAAATATAAGAAGGTTAGCTTCTCTAATCCCGGACATGCATTTAACTTAATGGAAAAAATGAACAAGTTGTTCAAGTGTTCGGACTTTACTGTAGTAGAACTAAAAGAAGGGTCACTAGTCAATGAGTCAGACCTTGTCAAAAAAACAGATAAGTGAAACAATCTTCGAACAACTAAAAAAGTCTGTTAATCAAGACTTAGAGTTTTTTCAAATATTCAAAAATATCAAAGGTACTAGATTTACTGGCACTGGTTTTGAGTTAGCTAAAAAACTTTGGAAAGTGTATCCAGTAAAATTCAAACAAGAATACAGAGTGCTAAACAAAACGTTGTTACTACTAGATGAACGCATGGATTGGCCATATTATCTAAGTAAACGTCAATTGGTATTATTCAGTGAAATGGATGCGTTTGAGTTTACATTATATTCAGGTGATATAAATCTATGGGCCAACAAATTTTAAACACAATCAAAGAACAAGGTTATTGTATTGTTCAAAACGTCATTAATGTTGATGACATTGATGGTCTTAATTATTTGCAAAGATATTTAGAACCACAACGAGGTCATGACTATACAGCAAAATACTTTCCTAGAAAAACTTTACACGAAGCGGACAAACTTGCTATATGGTGGAGTCAACAAGTCGTAGGATGGGAATGTGTTAAATCTATTAATCAAAGTTTGTTAGAAATCACTGAAGGTTGGTTTGATAATAATATGATCTACGTCAGTGATGTTATTACTAACGAGCCCGGTAATCAATTTGTTAAACCTCACATCGATACTCCTTATAGATTTGATCAATGGCACGAAACGTTTGAATTATTAGGTGTTCAATGTATTGTTCCGTTATGTAATTTCAATAAGGAAAATGGCGGAACTGGAATATATCCTGGTAGCCATTTAAAAAATTGGATTGTTAAAGAC